CCTGTTTGTGAAACTCGAATACGACCACCAGCAACTTCCAAACGTTGAGCCGGAGCTGTAGTACCAATACCGACATTTCCATTTGTAAAACGAACAGCTCGATTTATTTCTGACAAAGATAAACTACCATTTGAAGGCAAACTCATTTTTTTATATTATACTATATAATATAATAAGATTTAATTTTTCATAAATAAATAGAATAACCTAATTAAAATCTTTCTAGATAAATTAAATTAGAACTAGTTGATTTTTTTGTACCACTAATAACATTTTTACTTGAACTTTTTAATACAACTTCTTTAATTTGTTTCATATTCATATGTGAATGTAAATCAATATAATGATTTAATACACCAGCCATAACTGGACTTGCCATTGATGTACCACTATATACAGCAGTTTGACCATTTGGAATTGTCGATAATACATTTACACCAGGTGAATAAATATCCGCACATTCACCCCAGTTACTAAACCAAGCACGATTATCAGAACGATCACTTGCCATTACAGTAAAAATAGATTTTACACTAGATGGAGATCCATTACAAGCATCTTCATTTTCATTTCCTGCAGCAACAACTACATAAAAATCATCATTGTTTTTTACACCATACTCAATTGCTTTGTTCAACGCACGTGAAAAACCTCCTCCCAAAGACATATTGATAATACTTTTCACTTTTTTATCAGCAAATGCTTTTGTTTTTTCTACGTGTGTTTTATAAACCCATTCAATACCTTGAATAACACCAGACAAACTTCCAGATCCTCTACAATCCAATACCTTTACTGCATATAAATTGGCATCTTTACATACACCATAGTCTTTTGAACCAATTAAACCTGCAACGTGAGTTCCGTGATTATTACAATCAGTATCAGTTGAATCTACAAAATTATTTGCCCAGACTGCTCTTTGTTCAAATTGTGTATGACTAATATCAATTCCTGTATCTACAACATATGTATCAATTCTAATATCGTCATTTTGATGACAACTACCACTATCTGTATATGGAAATGTACCATCTAAAGGTAATTTTTCCTTTACAATTCTATCCAAATGCCACGGAATCGTTGTATTATCCAATACACCAATTTCATTTTCTTTTTCATTTACTAAAATAAAATTTTGTTTATCATTATTCAAACTAATTGTTACATCTTCTTCAATATCAAAAAATTGAGACAATGTTGTTTTATATTTCAAAACATTTTCTTTTGAAGTTTTATAAAATGGAAGATAATCAAATTCTTTGAATTCAGCAAAAATCTGCAAATCGTGTTCTCCAGAAATTTTATGTACATCAAAACTATTTAGATATTCATCTTTTGGTGTCAAAATATAATTTTGAGCAAAAACACAAGACAAATATAAAATGGATGTTGTAAACATTTTATATCTTTATATATATTATAATTTTAAATTCATTTTTTATTTATTTTAGTGATATTTGATTATTAATCCATCCCCAAGCAATAATAGATATTCTACCTTGTTTTTTAACAGGAATGTCTTGTAAAATACCGTGACGCCAAATAATATTTGTATCTTTTGAAAATGCATAAATACATCCATCTGGTTGAGGAATACTAATTGTAGTACCTGTTTTAGCATGTTCAAACGCAGCTTCTCTTGTTACACCGAAACTAATTCCTACAGTAAAATTTTGAGTATCCATTTTATCTCTTTTGACAGCAGCAGCATCGTGATGAAATGGTTTCCATTGATTTGTATCTTTATACCAATTAAATCGTGTGGCTTTAATATCCATATCAAAAAAATCTTTAATTCTATCAATGATCATTTTAAAAGTTGGACATTTTTGTTTCCAACCCAAATGATCGTCTGCTATAAAATGTGTATCTCCGTGCCATAATTTTAATAATTGTTCTTGTTCAATTCCACAATTTTCAATTTCACATACTAACTTGTTATAAATTTCACCCGATTCAAAATCACTAAATAAATTTGGAACTAGTAAAACTTCTCTAGAAGTTATAACTGTATCAGATTTATTTTTACCCAAATCATAAGAAATTTTTATATCAACAGGAGTTTTCATTGGATCAAAACATACAGTATTTTTAATTTTATTTTTATTATATTTTGACTTGTCCTTTTTCTTTTTATTTTCCTTTTTCTCATTATTCTTTTCTTTATTCTTTTCTTGTTTAACATTTTGCATTTCACCCGAGTTTTTTATACAAGTATGACTTTTCTTACAATCCGATCCTAATTTACAAGATCCATTTTTCCAAAAATAAAAACATACATTTTCATCGTGAGAAAAACGACAAAACTCTCTTTTACAATTATTGTACATGAAATCTTTACAAATTATACTTTGGTTAGACATTTTATAAATAAAGATCTATAAATTTAAATCCAATTTTTATTTATATAATACATTTTTATTTATATAATCAAATATCCCTATATAAATAGTCCAAGTCACCATCTGGATTTGTGAAATAACAATACAACCAATAAGATCTTGTTATAAATAATTCTAAAACACGTATTGTTAAATACATAATGAATAAAACACATAAACAAACAATTAGACCATAAATAAATTCTGGTATTTCTTGAAATGAAACTTTTAATCCGATATTAGGGATTTCATCATCGTCTATAATTATATTCATTTATTTTATCAGTTCTTTATAATTTTTTTATTTTTTTATTAAAACTTTTTTAACCATATAGTATAAGAGATATGTTTACACAAATACAACAGCTTTTTTTACAAGACCACGGGTCTTTTTCAAAAGATTTACAATTTAAAACTATAGTTATTTTTACAGCTGTTCTTATTTTTTTTACACATTTTTTTGATAAATCATATGGATTTGTAATAATATTACTATTGTTTGCTTTATATATAGCTAATATATTTGTTACAATAACAAACGATAAAACAAATGATTTTAACAATATTACAATGGTAAAATTACAAAGATTACAATCAAAAACAAATCAACATATTACAAATAAAATACGTTTAATCCAAAATACAAATACAAATAACATTCCTAGTAATCAATTACAACAATTATATAAACAAAATGAATTGGATTCTCTTTACATAGATGCAAATATGATTCATTTTTTGCATTCTATAATAGATATATACGATTATAATCCTGATTTATTTTTTTCTTTATTAAAAGGAACCAATAATATTCTAAAAATAAAAAAGGACATTGATAGATATTACGAATCTAACGGTGAATATCCAGAAAATACAAGTGAATTATTTGAATCTTGTTTAGAAATAAGATCGAATACAATTAATAATTTACATAATTTTATTTATACAGTACCAAAAATTAATAAAATGTATAATTATATAAATCTGTCTATAGAAAGATATAATATACTTATATCAAGAGTAACTGATTCAATACACGAAAGTTATAAACATAATATAAAACTACGTGGCATAAACACAATGACTAAATTTATATCATATGATATCACAAAACCATTTGATCCTATTAAAAATCAAAATACTAACAATATTAAACTTGTACAATTTTATATATAATTAATCTGTGATACTGATACCAACAATTGTCGGATTATCTAAATGATACACTAAAATATTTGTATCGTTATATTTTTCATATTCTTTTTCAAATCTTAATAAAACATCTTGTTTAATATAATATCTTACCAATGTTTCTAAATAATCTTTATGATTTTTTATAACCTTTTTTAATGATACATACAAAGTAAAAAAATCCCAATATTCGAAAAATACAGATCTTATTTTCATATCCATTTCGCCTAAATAAGAAGTTCTTTGGTATTTGGGATTTGTTATCTCTGTTTTATCTATTAAAAATGAATTACTAAAATCTATTACGTAATATTTTAAAGTTTCCTTATTAAAAAATATATTATGAATATGTAAATTTCCATGCAAATAATCATAATCCCTAAATTTACTAACAAACCCAAACAGCTCATTTAATAAAACTTTATCAAAACTTTTTTTAGATTGAAATTGAAAATATTCATATATAGAAATTTTATCTTTTATATCATATTCTATACTATTTTTTTTAATTGTTACCATAGGTGTTATATGTTTATCTAATAAATACAGATAAACAACACTTTCCCACTCTAATACATCTGATGAATCAATCTTTTTTTTTAATATCATCATTTTTTTATCTTTTTCATATATACATTTTTGAAAACACATTTTTGAAAGGTTTTTACAATCAACGTCTGTTCTAACAGATATCGTTTTAAAAACATTTTCATATTTACGATTTTCACTAGACAATCTTTTTATTTGCGATAAAATAAACATATTGTTAATATATATCAATTTTCAAATAATATTAAATTTTTTATGTAACAAGAGCTCTCCATTTAAAAATAAGTGATACAAACCCACTGTAATTAGGTGTTGTGTATTGTATCTGACCAAAATCTGTTACGTGAAATTGTATACCAGTATCATCTCCAACATATGTTTTAACTATTTCCCAAGTAATAGATTTATTAATACCTCTAATATGAAAATTAGTATACAAATTAGTTGTGGCATCTAATATAGCTGATAAATAAATATCAAAGCCTAGTACAGATGGATCAAATTGCAATCCTGTTATATTTGTAAAACTAGATTGATCATTATTTGCATTAAATGTTCTTATAGAAAACATATCATATGGACTAGGTGTCATATTACAACCATTTACATACAAATTAGTTCCTACATATAAGCTCTTACCAATACTTGCACCACCAAGAGATGTTATAGTACCACCGGATGTAACAGATGATGCATTTTCTGTATTACATATACTTAAACCACCTGACAATAATAAACTTCCAGATGATACACTACTAGATACTTCTGTAGAAACACTAGTTGCACTAGAATAACATATAGGCATTTTATCTGTTAAAACTACACTTGATTGATTTGGATCTTGTACAGTTGCTCCAAATTCAAACCTATCTTGTGTTTCGTTATATATTAAAGCAACATAAGGTTTGTTATATAATCTAACAACGTCTCCTAGTGAAGGGTTTTGATTTGTAAAACCAGATGATAAAGTTAGAATTTTAGTATTACCATCATATCCCATAATTTTTCTTGTTTGATTACTACTAAATCCAGAACCTATTTTCATCCACCATCCATTATAATTATTATTTAATGCACTAGCATCTATTGGTAACTTTAATTGCGTTGATGCCATACCAGTTTGATCTGGTAAAGTATATACTTCAGGTGGTAAATCAGAAATTACATCACCTATATTCAAATCATTATCTTGTTGATATCTTTGAATAACAAAACCAGAATCACTTGATCCAGTTGGTCCAGAATTTAGTAAAAACAGGTTATCTTTTATAGATGTATTTGAAGTATCAACTGTTGTCGTTTGACCTCTAACTGTTAGATTACCTACAACTAAAGCATTCCCCAAAACATTTATATTACCTGATATACCTATACCACCGGATACAATTAAAGCACCAGTACTTACATCATCACTTTGTGTAGTAGAATATATAACAACATTTCCTCCAATATACACATCCTTTTCTATACTTGTACCACCAGCTACTGTAAAACTTCCACCATTCAATAAAGAAGAAGAATTTTCTGTACATGATATAGAAACTCCTCCTTTAAATATCACAGATGCTGTATCTTTATCAGAACTAGTAATATCATTATTAAATATAATGTGACCATCTGAATTATATATCTCGATTGATTTTTCTAATTCATCACCGAAAGAATCAAATCTTGTTATAGAAAATATTTGAGTAGTACGATCTCTATCTATAGAAAATCTTTTAAAATTAAAAGCATCGTAAAAATTAATTATATTGGTATCTTCTGTGTAATAATTTGTAATACCTCTTGTTAAATACATATCGCCACCTATAAATATATTTTTACCTATACTTGCACCACCTGGAGTTAATATACTTCCTCCATTTGAAATACTTATAGCATCCGTATCACATTGCAAAGTTAACCCACCTAAACTTAAAAGAGTACCAGTTGATAAATTGATAGCTTCATCTGTAGCAGTCAATGTTAAATACGCATATGTACTTGAACTACTACCACTCCCATTAATAGATCCACCTACATATAAATCACCAGATATTGCTGCACCACCAGCAATCGTAAGAGCACCTCCATTTAATGTATCTACAGCATTTTGACCACTTTTAATAGATAATCCACCATTGATAATTACAGCCCCTTCTAAAGATGAAGTAGAAGGAGTAGTGTCTAAAAATTCAGTAATACCACCAACAACCATATTTTTAGCAATAGATACACCTCCAGCTATTGTCAAAGCTCCTCCTCTTGTTATAGATTCAGCTTCCTTTGTATTTGAAATACTCATACCACCATTTATTACAATACTCGCAGTTGTTGAATTTACACTATTAACAGAACTAGTAAAATAAGCTCTATCATTTACACCAAATGTACCATTGATATCTAAATTATAATTGGGGTTACTAGTATTTATACCTATATTACTAGATACATCCAAAAATATTTGATATGAATTATTATTTGTATACAAATTGATAGATTGAGAGATCCCTGCACCTTCGGCAACAGTAGATATATCATATCCAGATACATCACTATTTGTTTTTATCTGCAAACCTTGTTTATTAATAGAACTAACACTTCCTAAACTATATATTACAAATTCATTTTGATAAGATGAAATATTTGATGAAGAATGAGCTTGTAAATGTAGAGATGGATATAAATTCTCAGATCCATTTACTAATAAACTAGAAAAGGAATTTGACGTCGTTTCTGTATGTAAACTAATACTTTGATTTATACCTAGAAAAACACCACCACCTATTAAAACATCTTTTTGTATACTTGCACCACCACCTATAGTGATACCACCACCTTGACTAAAATTAACAACGTTTTCTGTAGAATTAATACTTATACCACCATTCACAATAAATGCAGCAGAATTATTTGAAATGGATGATTTTGTAGATGATACAATTACAATTCCATCGTTTTTAATCACCAATTGATCTGATATACCAGATTCTAATATAATATCGTGATCAGATCCTAATCCAGTCTTTTTAGATGATATTTTATACGATAATGTATCCCAGCCAATATTCAAATATTCAGAATCATCAACATTGGTTATAGTTCCATTTGCAAAAATCTTTAATTGGTTAGAATCACTATTAGTACCATTTGCCGTAAAGAAATTTATATCTAAATCATTTGAACTAGATTGAAATGACAAACTATCATTTGTTAAACCACCACCAATAACATTATAACTTTGGTTTTTACCTATAAAAACAATATTTCTATTACCACATATTCTGAAAATTTCATCACTACTTGAAGATCCTGAACCACTGTAAAATACATGGTTTCCACTTGAATTATAAGTTTGATAAATCAATGAACCTGAGCTAATACTTCCTAAACCAGTAAATTCATGATTTTGAGAAACATCTTGATCTGGCCTCCATAATATAATTTTATTTTTCTTATCGTCATTTAAGTTTATAGAAATAGAGTCTCCTAAAAATGTTTTTTTAAACACACTCATTCCACCCAAGATGTTCATCGCTCCACCAGATGTAACACTTGTAGCATCTGAACTACACCGAATTGATTGACCACCTTCTAATAACAAAGATCCAGATGAACTATCTATTGAATCTTGTGTATGAGAAATATATAAAGTATAAAATGATTCAATTCCATTATCATATACCCCTAACATAGTATTTTCATTATTAATGAAATATGTATTTCCTGATGATGTTTCTATTTGAATATCTTGATTATTATATATTGTTAAATCTTCATTAAATACATTAAAAGATGCATAACCAGAATTATTATTATCTAAAACAATTTGATTATTCCCAGTATAACGAACAACTAATCCACTATTATTAGAATTCGACTCTCCTAATGTAACAGATTTGGCAATTTCTACATTTTTTCCTACTGCAATACCACCAGCAAGTGTCAAAGCACCACCATTAGATGCATTTGTTGTATCTTCAGTACAAGATATACTGATACCGCCATTTATAAAAAATCCACCAGTTGTAGAATTAATACTAGGTTTTGTAACATTTATACTTAAGCTTGTATCAGTTAATGTAAAACGGACATTATCACCATCTGGTGATATAACAAAACTTTTATTACTTATAGTATCTAAAAACATTCTAGGATGTGATAACCCACCTACTCTAAAAATACCATTTGAACTGTCCAAATCTAAATCATTACCTATATGTACATTTCTCATTATACCCATACCACCTCCTACAGTCAATGCACCACCAGATGTAGAACTAACAGATTCATATGTCGTATTAATGCTTACTCCACCGTTTACGATCAATGCACCATTTAGAATATCCGAACTAAAAGTACTACTTGTAATAGACACGTCTCCATTTTGTATAATTAATGGGGTCTGCAATGGCTCTACTGTAATTTTTTTTAAACGTATATCCGACATCTTATTTATTATAAATATATTTTATTTTCTAAACAAACAAACAATAAAAGTTACGTAAGGTAAGTAAAAAAAAAATAATAACAACTATTAAATGAATAATATTTTTGAAAGACCTATATTATTTTATAGTGAATATTGTATTCATTCTACAAATTTTATAACTATTTTAATGAAAACACCTGAATTATTTGAAACATTTATTAGAATAAATATAGATGTTGATTTAAATACTAAACAACGTCCTAAGATTTTTTACGATATACAAAACAATTTGCAGATTAAAATATCAGAAGTACCAACTATAATTACACCAGGACCAGAATATATTCTTACTGGAGCAGAAGCATTTAATTGGTTAGAAAATGAAATTCAACAATATAAATCAGCTTCTATACTCGGTTTTAATTCAATTGAAATGGGGTCTTTTTCTGATTCTTATTCTAATTATGGTTCATCTGACTTGCACGATGCAAAAGAACAATGTTTTAAATTTATTGGTAAACCAGATGATAAAATAGAAACACCACAGGAAGATTCTAGCGTATCAAAAGATGATTATACAAAAAAATACCAAGAAAGAGAAAATTTTCAAAATACGTTTAACCAAAATATGTCACAAAACCAAAATCCCAGTAATATGAATAGAAATACAAATAATCAAAATATGATGTTAAACAACATGAATAGTACAAATAATAGAAATACAAATAATAGAAATACAAATAATCAAAATATGTTTAACAATTTTTCAAAACATTCTAATGTATCAGAAAAACAAAAGGATTTAGATAATAGGTTACAACAGATGATTGCAGAAAGAGAAAATTTTGGACAAGGTATTCAACGTAGATAAATATATTACAAATATTTTTTGTTGTATACTTATAATGATGATATATATACTAATTATTATAAGTTTGTTATTATTTTTATTTAGATTAAAGGAATCATTTATATCGAAAGAGTTTTTTAATGTAACTTTTTACAATGACAATATCAACATAGAAGATGATAAAAATGTATCAGAAATAGAATCGATAAAACGATTATTTGATGATTCTAATCAATTTCCAGATTATAAAAATACATTTGAAAAGGAACCTGTATTTCAACATAATAAATTTTTAGAAATCATTATTACAAATAATATACTAAAGAGGATTAGTGATATATATTCTTATAAAAATTCTAAATTAGTTGTTGTAAAAAATATGTACAATAGATATTTTGTAGACAAATTGGATGATAGACATTTGATTTTCGATTTGGATATTAAAAATGAAACTTTACAATGGATACATACATTTAAATTTTATATCGTTATAAAAAATATTAAAAATATCTTACTGGACACAGGTGAATACACCCCTCAACTGTCTGAAAATTCCAATGTAAATATTGAAATAAAACAAATTACATTACAAACTCCACATTCTACAACTGTTAAACCTATGGAGGATAGTATAGGATATGAAAATTTTTATAATTATTATAACATACTTAATAAACATCATTTAATGGATCCTTATCTTACAAGTGGTAAAGATATGATTATAACTAACGAAATGAGAAATTTATTTAATTTAGAATTACAAAGGAAAAAATTAGAAAACCAAGTTACAAAAGATGTTGGTAATTGTTACAAGACAGAAATATCAGGAGCTATTGAAAATATTGATACAAAAAAAGAATGCTTAGTAGTATCTGGTATATGGGACACAGTTCCTAAAGACTCATCTCTTTGTCCATTTTATAAAAAAAACACAAATTACCCTAATAATTTCGGTGCATTAAACTCTGATTTTTGCGAATTACCACTAAATATGGAAAGAATAGGGAATCGATTTTATAATTTAGACCCTAAAAAAGGACCCTTATGTTATAATTGCAAGGATAATTTAATTGGTAAAGGTTCTCTTGGATTATGCTGCGATGATCAAAATGACAAAGAAAAATATCCTCTATTATTATCACCAGATTATGCATTCGAAAATGATACAACAATTAGATCAAAATATTATGATATTTTATCATTGAAAAAATTAGATTTAAATTAAAAACAAACAATAAAAATATTTTATTAATATATAACATAAGATGAGTCATTTTTCAGTAAAACGTCATTCTGCTAAAAGACACTCTGCTAAAAAACACAGTGCTAAAAAACACAGTGCTAAAAAACACAGTGCTAAAAAACGTTCTGTTAAAAAACGTTCCGTTAAAAAAGATTCTGTTAAAAAACGTTCCGTTGTAAAATCTCAATATCGAATGAGAGGTATGGGTATTCTATTAAATATGTACGGAGGTGCAACAGAAGCCTTGGAAAAGGACATTGGTATAATTGAAAATAAACTATCACAATTGACTCAGGCATACGATGTATCAAAAGACGATAAAGAAAAACAACGTCTTAAAACATCAATTGAAATAATTCAACGTAAATTACAAGATTCTGTAAGTAAACTATCCGAACTCTTAAATGGAGCAACAGAAACTGTTAATAAAGCAATGGGTAGAATGTCTTTGTTTAAAGATAATATATCAAAAAAAATATCAAATGAACAAATACAATCTAATACAAATGATTCTGTATCATCAGATAGCGCAGCATCTAGCTTATTTGAATCATTTTTTAATTCTAAAAAGTTTCAAAAGGGGGGATCTGGATCTTCTTATGAAAATCTAGAAAAATTATTAGATATAATTAAAGATTCAAACAATATAGAAAAATATTCTAAATATTTTAATAAAGATAGTAAAATTGGTTTATTGGATATTCCTGTATCAAATTTTTTTGATAAAAACTATTTACAAGAACAAATTAGCAAATCAAGGAATAATTTAGATTTTACTGAAAGAATGAAACAAGATAGTATCGAAGGTGCTGCTGGTCAAATATTAAATCTTATAAATAAGAAAACATCATCATTATTTTAATGAAATAATTAATATAATATATTAAAAATTTATTTAATATAACATATGAATTATAAAAAACAATTTTCAAATAGAACACAATCTTATTTGTATAGTATAAATAAATATCCAAATGTATTATATAATGAATTTACTCAAGCTATAGAAATGTTACATTTAAACAATAAAGAGACAATTGTCAATATTCCTGCTGGTGGGATACCTTTACATAAATATATTGATGAAAAATTAAAAATTAAATATTACGCATATGATATTTGTAAAGAATTTTGCAATGAAAAAATAAGTTTATGCGATTATACAAATATACCACAAATAAAAAATACAGTTGATAAAATTATTTGTCTTGCAAGTCTGCATCATACTTCTATATTAGAAAGGTACGATATATATAATGAGTTTAATAGAATACTAAAACAAAACGGGTTTCTAATAATAGGAGATGTTATAAAGGGTTCTTGTCAAGATACGTGGTTAAACGACTTTGTTAACGAATACAACAGTAATGGACATTCTGGTATATTTTTTGATAATAACGATATAAAACAAATTGAACAAAATAATTTTAGTGTAACTAGTATAAATAAAGAATATGATTGGGTATTTACGAATGAAAATGAAATGTTTGATTTTATAAAAAATTTATTTCATCTAGATTTATTACCAAATGACCACGTACTTATTGATGGCCTTGTTACTATTTTAAATTATATACCTGGTTCACTTAAAATTAATTGGAAACTAATATATTTCATTTGTAAAAAGAATTAATCCCATAATTTTCCTAACATATATTCAACGTCTTTTGTAAAAACTTGTTTACCAGCATTTGGTGTAAATGTAAATTCACTAAAATATATATCTGTTTTAGATAAATAAAAATCCATTCTTACAAATTCGAATGGTTTAGATAATATTGATGCATAATATATCATATCTGTAAATTTAGTATCATTTAATAATAGATCAAATGGTATTTTTTGCGATGTAGAACCTATAGGTTCCCAATCGATATCATAATTATTCATAAAATTTTTATATTTTATACCTATACTTATGGGAGCTCCTCTTATACATCTGATCATATAAACTATAGCTTCACCTGTGTCTCCTAATATTTTATCATTAATTTTTTCTTCTATATAAAAAACGGGTTTTATATAAGTGTATTGTTTCTCTGATTTACTATAACATCTATTCCAAGACCTTAATAAAAATTTACATCCATCTACATCGGTATCTTTTTTTATATTGATGTTCCATCCAGATCCGTGAGCTGCTTTTATAATATATTTAGGATTGATGTCATTTTGATCAAGGTCATTAGGATCTTTTAATACTTTTACAACTTTTGCAACCTTGATTTTATCACCACATATATCTTTTACAATATTTTTTACCAGTAATTTGTCTGTATATTTTGAATGTTCTTCATTTAAAACATTTTTATATATATTTATTTTTTCACAAAACATCAAATCACTCCAATTATCCGGTTTTTCCATTGTTTTACAATATATATACTAATATATATTATAAATAAATGAACTTTTTCTTTTTAATATATTTATTTATGAAGAGTGACTTTGTAACGTCTTGTTTCCCATTCAACAAAACTAGACATGACATTTACACCTGGATAAATGTTTAATATAGACATTATTTTATTGAATTCTTCATGAACTCTATCAATAAAAGGTTGTGTTTTATCTTGAATTTCAGAATTTGTAATAACAGTAGCATCAAATACTACATTAAAAGTTAATTCGTGATCGTAATCAAATGTTGACATTTTATACTATAATAAAATATAATAATTTTACAAAAAACGTCTTGGTTTTTAATATAATTAATTGCGTTTACCCCTTATACTATACTTTATTATCAAAATACAATCTTTAAACATAAAACACATTTTAACAAAAATGTATCAAAATATAAACCATAAATTGCTGTTGTTTTATATATTTTTAATTTATTGTTATAATAATAGATTTAAGTGCGTTTATGAATTTTATAAATAAAATTGATAAAGATATCACTTTATTGTTAGATAATTTACCAGTTGGAATTATAAGATTTAATGATAAACATAAATGTATTTATGCTAATCGCTTTGTAATAAACTTATTAGGTTTAGATCCTTATAAACAGGAAGATATATCAAAAATATATCTTGACTCAATACACATTGATGATAGAGAATCAGAAATTAAAACTTGTATATCTTTTATGGAAAATCATAAAGAATGTCATTCTACATTTAGAATATTTAATAAGAAATTAGATGAATATAGATGGGTGACAAATAAAAGAAATATAGTATATTCTGATGATAACGTTTCATTCATGTTTACATTACAAGACGTTAATGAGAATAAATTACTAGAAATACAATTAAGAAACCAGACTATACGTGCGGAAAAAGCATATAATCACAAATCAATATTTCTAGCAAATATGTCGCACGAAATAAGAACACCATTAAATGGAATAATAGGTATGTTGACATTATTAGAAGATACAAAATTGACAAATGACCAACAAGATTATATATCAATGGTAAAAGAATGTTCTTTTAATTTAATGACTATAATAAATGATATATTAGATTATTCTAAACTAGAAGTTGGTAAAATATCATTGGATATGAAACCAATGAATATAAGAGAATGTATAGAAACAACGAATGATATTGTGTTATCTAAAATTTATGAAAAATCGTTGGAATACACATACAATATAGATCAAAATATACCAGAATATATATACGGTGATCAAAATCGTATAAAACAGATTTTATTAAATTTATTAAGTAATTCTATTAAATTTACAGATAAAGGAACGATAATAATTAATACAAATCTAATTTCTGAAAATGATTTCATATCTATAAAAAAATCATCTAATAATAATATCATAGATAAAACAATTAATTTAGGTAATGATAATTATAAAAAAATTTTTTTACGTTTCGATATATTGGATTCCGGATGTGGTATACACGAAGATGACAAAAATAAATTATTTAAATCATTTAGTCAAGTTGATAACCAAATTACATCAAAAATATATCAAGGTACTGGTTTAGGATTAGCAATTAGTAAAGAGTTGGTGGAATTAATGGGTGGGTTTATATGGTTAGATTGGAGCGAAACAAATAAAGGATCAAAGTTTTCATTCGTTTTACCATCATTAGAATGTATAGATCATCAAAAACAAAATACTAAATGTGATAAAGTATTACATAATGCAAATGTTCTCATAGTAGATGATAATATTCATAACCGCATCAGTTTAACAGGTATGATTACTAAATGGGGTATGAAACCACACGTTTTTAGCAACGGGGAAGAAGCCTTGTATTTTACAAAAGTAATAGAATTTGATATAGGTTTAATTGATATATGTATGCCCAAAATGGATGGTCATTCCTTTTCAAAGAAATTAAGAGATCAAAATGAGTTCAAAAACAAAGAATTCCCTTTAGTTGCATTAAGTAGTTTAGGTGACAAGCTAATATCAAATTCAAAACACTTTAAAACTCATCTTATAAAACCTATAAAAGAATCGCGAT